GGTCACAGTGCCGATGTTCCTGCTGCTTCCCCAGGTAACTCTCAAGAAGAAATTCGACATCGACAGCGCTTCGCGCCGCTGGGTCAGCACGCTTGCCAACCGAATCGCCAACCGCTTAGATGAAGCCGATCGACGAGGAGGGTCCTCATGAGCCAACGTGAAAGCGCTATCGGTGCACTGTTCGCCGTGCTCGGCCAGTTGTCGTTGGGCACCGGAGCTGCGGTCAAACGCAATGTCGCCTTGCCCGAGCGCGTGTCGGACCATGCCATGGCCATCTTGCGCGACGGCGAAATGGGCGAGCCCGAGGTGTCGCTTTCACCGCTGACCTATCACTGGCAGCACCAGGTGGCGATCGAGCTGTTCGTAGCTGACCCAGATGTTGTTGTGCGCGACGTCCGCATGGATGGCCTGCTCACAGAACTGGCCAGCCTGGTCGAGGCCGACCGCACTCTGGGTGGCGTCACCGAGTACGTCGACATCGGCCCGCCCAAGTTTGACGAACTGGCTCCCGACGGCAGCAGCGGCATCAAAGCCTGCCTGCTGCCCGTGGTTCTTCACTACAGCAGCAGCGGCCCTCTGAACTGACCACGTCGACATCCATGTCGACGTCTCTCATCCCTATCCTCCAAGGAGAAACTTGATGGCCCGTGCCTATGGCGCGAACGCCAGCCTATTGGCCGCGTTCGAAACTACCTATGGCAGCAACCCAGTGGGCGACTACTGGAAGCTGCCATTTGTCTCCACCACCCTCGGCTCCGAGCAGGGGCTGATTGCCAACGACCTGATTGGTCTGGGGCGTGATCCGAGTGCGCCGATCCGCGACGTGATCAAGGTCGAGGGCGACATCGTCGTGCCTATTGATGTGCGCAACATCGGTATCTGGCTCAAGGCCCTGCTGGGCAATGCGACTGCCAGTGGCTCGGGTGTAGTCACGCACACCTTCACCTCCGGCAAGCCGAGCCTTCCCAGCCTGACGCTGGAGACGGGGCTGCCAGACATCCCGGCCTGGTTTGTGGCTTCCGGTGTCATGGTTAACAGCCTGCAAGTGGGCTTTGCGCGCTCCGGCGCGGCCAACGCCACGGTTGGATTGATCGCCCAGGGCGAGGCCAAGCGGGCGGCAACGCTGGATGCCACCCCGGCCAGCCGCGATCTGATCCGTTTCAACCAGTTCCAGGGCTCCATCAAGCAAGGCGGAGCAGCGCTGGGCAACGTGGTCTCGGCGCAGCTGACGTACTCCAACAACCTGGAGCGCATCGAGACCATCCGCTCCGACGGCAAGATCGACGGCGCTGATCCGACGGTGGCCAGCCTCACCGGCAACCTGGAGGTGCGCTTTGCCGACACCACGCTGATCGATGCCGCCACCAACAACACCCCGCTGGAGCTGACCTTCGGCTACGCGATCGATGCCGATCGGCGACTGACTTTCATTGCGCACGAGGTCTATCTGCCCAAGCCCAAGCTATCTATCTCTGGCCCCGGTGGCATCCAGGCCACCTTCGAGTGGCAGGCTGCCAAGGCTGCGGGAGTCGCCCGAATGTTCACCGTCGAACTGGTGAACGACGTTATTTCCTACTGACACCCCTGAGGTCTCTCATGCTCAAACTGAACCTTCCGCGTGAACCCTACTGGATCACGCTGGCTGCCGGTGTGCGCCTGCAGGTCCGGCCCGCTAACACCGCGTTGGTGATGGCCGCGCGCCATGCCGCGTCCAAAGTGGCGGGTACCGATACCGCCGCTGCCGGCGAGCGCACCGCCACCCTCATCACTGAACTCGCCAAGCTGGCCGTACTTGCCTGGGAGGGTGTGGCCGACGACAAGGGCAAGCCGGCGGCTGTCAAGCCTGAAGGCGTCGCCGCACTGATGGAGCATTGGCTTCTGGCGGACGCCTTCGAGCGTGAATACCTCGCAGGCCTCTACGCATTGGATTCCGAAAAAAACGCCTGAAGGCCCGCACCGCCTGGCACTTCGGGGGCGGGCCGAGCTACTGCAGCGTCTGCCCCGAGCCATGCCCCGAGTGCCCATACACCCTGAACGCCCCCCACAGCCTGGACGGCTGGCAAGCCGCCAGCGCCATTGAAATTTGCGCCAGCCAATTGCGCATGGCGCAGGGCCGGGTGGTCGGGCTGGATCTGAAGGCGTGGATGCTGGCCTGTGGGAGCGTGGGGCTCGACAAGGCCACGGCGATCGATCTATTTCCGGCGGTCGAGGTGGGCCTGATAAGCACCTTTGAGCAGAACGAATAACCCTGGCGCCTGAATTCCTTCCATGGCTGAACGCAACCTCTCCATCCGCCTTTCTGTCGTCGATGGCGGCAAGGTCAAAGCCGAGTTGTCCGAGATCGGCGAGAAGGGGGAGCGCTCGCTCAAAAAAATCGAAGCGGCTTCCACCCCAGCCTCCAGCGGCCTGAAGCTCCTGTCCAGCGCCGCCAACGACGCTAAATATCAGTTGGAAGCGGCAACGGACAGGCTGGGGCTCTTGGGATCGGTGCTCGGCAAGCTCGGTCCTGCCGGCCTGATTGCCGGTGCCAGCATGGCTGCACTGGGTGTGGGCCTCACGGCTCTGGTCATGCCGGTGGCGCGCGTGGGCGATGAATTCTTCAAGCTCTCGCAAAAGACCGGCGTCTCGGTCGAAGCACTCAGTGCGCTGGACTACGCGGCCAAGCTGTCGGACGTCAGCACCGAAGGCCTGACCAAGGCGCTGCAAAAGCTCTCGGTTGCCATGTTCGACACCCAGGTCAATGGCGAAGAGGGCAGTGCGGCGCTGAAGGCGCTGGGCGTGTCGGCCACCGACGCGCATGGGCAGATCCGTCCGACCGAACAGGTGCTCCTCGATCTGGCCGACAAATTTTCGGCCATGCCTGATGGCGCTGACAAGGCGGCCCTGGCCGTCAAGCTCTTTGGCAAAGAGGGTCTGGCGATCATCCCTCTGCTCAACCAAGGGCGGGAGGGCCTGAGGGGGCTCATGGAAGAAGCCCAGCGCTTGGGGCTGGTCCTGTCGGAGGACGCGGCCCGAGCGTCTGAGGCCTTCAATGACAACCTGACTCGCCTCAATGCAGTCTTTGAGGGCGTGCGCCGTCAGTTGGGGGCCGCTGTCATTCCGATCCTGGCGGATTTGACTGAGCAGATGTTTCTGGCCAAAACCGCCTCTGGCAGCTTTTCTAACGAACTCTTGGCCATCAGCCAAAACCGGCAGGAAGTCCTCAATTACCTGGAGTCTGTGGCCAAGGGCATCGCCTTCGTCGCCGAGTCGGCTGTGCTGGCCAAGCGGGTCATTGCCCAGCCCTTTGACAGCCTCTCAGTGGTGGGCAAAGACGTCGAGACCTGGTTCAAAGCAGATTCGCTGCGCACCATGAAGTCGATGGGCTATGACCCCAAAGTCATCGATGCGGAGATTGCCAGGCTGCAGACGGCCCGCGACGAATATGTTCGATCGGCCAACGATCGACTCTTTGGCATCAACCAGAACCCTGGCTATGTGGACCGTGTGGCCAAGTTCTTTGACGAACAACGCCGCACCGTGCGCGTGATGGGCCAGAAGTTCGTACTCGACACCGAGGCGCAGGCCAAGGAAGTGCAGGCGATTTACGACAAGTTTCTCCCAACGCTGCCACGAAGGCCTCGGGTGGCGCTGGACCTTTCCGGTTTCCAAAAGCCCAAGCCTTCAGAGAAGGTCAACGAAGGGGAAGCCTTCCTCAATCAACTGCGCCTGCGCCTGACCCGCACCCAGGAGGGAGAAGCCGCCGAGCTGCGTGCCCGCGCCTTGCAAATCGAAGCCAAGGGCTACAAAGGCCTGGCCACTGAGGCTGAGCAGTACATCCAGGTGCTCGAAGCCGTCGAGCGCCAAAAGGAAAAAGACAAAGCGTTCGAGGTCTATGAGAAAGAGGAAGCTGCCGGGCGAAAGGTCATTGACAACCTCATCGGCGCCAATCGCCAGCGTATTGAAGCTGCGCAGCTGCAGCGCCAGATGCTCGATCTCCATGCCGACGATCGCACGCTGCTCCAAACCAGGGTCGAGCTGGAAAGGGCCGCTGCCAATGCGCGCAAAGAGGCCAATCAGATCCAGGACCCAGGTCTTCGCACCCAAACGATCGAGGCCATCAACGATGCGCTGGCTAGGCAACTCCCCATTTTGGAGGACCTGGTTCGTGCCAACAGCGAGTACCAGCGCACAGCGGAATATGGTGCCAAGTCGGCCCTGCGCAGCTATATCGATGAGGCGACCAATGCAGCCAAGTTCGCCGAGCGAGCCATCACGAGCAGCTTCAAGTCCATGGAAAACGCTCTGACGCAATTCGCGATGACGGGCAAGCTCGACTTCAAAAGCCTGGCCGACTCCATCATCGCGGACTTTGTGCGGATCCAGATTCAGCGGGCCATCACTCTGCCGCTGGCCAACTGGGCCGCTGGACTGTTGACCCCAGCATTGAGTCCTGCGTCAACTCCGGCCTTTCCCTTGGGCTCCGGCGATCTGGTCGGGGTCAACGCCAATGTGGCTCACACCGGCGGCTTGTTGGGTGGTGATTCACTGCCTAGCCGTCAGGTCAGTGCAGCCCATTTTTCCCAGGCCAGGCGCTTTCACACAGGCGGCCTGGTGGCAGGCGAGGTGCCCATCATTGCGCGAGAAGGAGAGGCCGTTTTTACGCCAGGACAGCTTCGCGCGCTCGGGGGAATGGCGGGAGGCTCCGCAGGTCGGCCAGCTGTCAACGTCCAGGTCAATGTCATCAACCGCGCTTCTGGTATCCAGACTCGCGTTGAAGAGCAACAACAAGCCGATGGAAGCACTCGGCTGGATGTGATTGTCGAAAAAATTGAGGCCTACATGTCCCGATCCATAGCGATTGGCAGTGGCCTGGCCCCGATGCTTGAGCGTCGCTACGGTCTCAATCCGGCGGCGGGGGTGTATCGATGAGTACGGGGACGTCCAGCATCACCGGCGCGAATTTGGCCATTTGGCCGGACACCTTGCCCCTGCCCCGGGTCGACGGGTATGCGCTTTCGGCTCAGCCGAACACCTTGAGAACCGAGCTCGAAGCTGGCGCTGCCCGTGTGCGTCTGCGCTCCCAAGCTCTTATCTACAAGGTTCAGGCGCAGTGGCGCTTCAGCCCAGAAGCCTTCGCCTTGTTTGATGCCTGGTGGTTTCACCGGCTGAACCAAGGGGTGGCCTGGTTCGCCATGCCGCTGACCGCAGGCTTAGGACTCCAGCTGGTCCAGGCCCGTTTCGCCGGCGCTTGGGACAGCGAGCTTCTTGCCGGTGGCCGCTGGCAGGTCAAGGCCCAACTGGAAGTTCAGGACTTACCCCGCCTGTCAGCGGATGAAACAGAGGTGGCGGCAGCGCTCGGCCCTGCAGCGATCGCCATAGGCACTCGCTTGCATGCTTGGCTGCATGAGTCTTTGGCTGCTACTGATTACTGGTAGTCAAGGATGGCCAAGTGGAACCAAGGCTACCAAATGCCAGAGACCCCATAGAAGGAAGAAGACATGACCCTCAAGACCCGGCTCGATGAAGCAGTGGGCACGCTCGAGGGGGATGCGCAACTGCTTCACCAGATTGTCCATGGGGGCGATCAGACGACCGTGGTCACCGAGGGTGGTCCGGTCAAAACGGTGGCTCACGTCATTCGGCAAACAAGCCTGGAGCTTGACGCATCCCGCCAGGAGTTGACCGACCAGGTGGCCACCGCCACACAGCAGGCCAGCAGTGCGGCTCAGTCTGCCTCCAGCGCGTTCGCTTCACGCGATACGGCGATCAGCCGGGCTACAGCTGCTAACGAGTCAGCCCTGAACGCCGCCACGTCTGCCACGGCAGCTGCAGCATCCGCTGTCACTGCCAGCACCAAAGCCAGCGAGGCGAGCAGCAGTAAAACTGCAGCGGCGAGTTCACAGGCGAGCGCTGCGACCAGCGCCACCAACGCTGCGAGCTCGGCTACGGCATCGGCAGCTTCTGCGGCTACGGCCACGCAAAAGGCCAGCGAATCGGCTCAAAGT